TGTACCATGCCGAAGCCACAGCCAGCGTATCAAGTTCACCCTCTGTTATAACTAAGCGTTTACCGCCGTTGAAGAGTTGTTGTCCGAACAACCCGCCACGTACAGTGCCAGCCGAGCTAAAGGTCTTAGGTAAGTTTCTAATCTTATAGCCAGACAGAACATCATCCTTGTAGTAAGGGTAGTAGTGGCTGTCGATGGCCCCGTCTATGTCGTAAGATACCTTAACACTGTAATGCTCTGATACCTGCTTAAAAATGTTTCTTTCTTTGAAACCCCTAACAGGGTAATCTCTAGCTATCTCTTTTACACTGGCCCAAAGCTCAACAGGGTAGAAGCCATCATCTTGATTCTGCATAGGTGTTACTCCTGTCCTTGGTGCCATAGTTGATGTGCTGCAGCTGAAGCAGTACTTAGAACCATCCTCATAAGTCTGAGAAGGGTCTGAGCCGCCACAGTGCGCACAAGGTTGGTTTTTGGTTACAATTCTTCCCATACTATTCCTCGTCTTTAATTACAACTGCCATTACTAATGACGCTATCTCTCCGAATAATAGGTACAAGATTATTGCCGATATTGGTGGAAATTGTATAAATGATAATGAGCCAAGAACACCTAGCACCAATACAGCAACACTCATGTAGTATATTCCGATAGATATTAGTTTCAACATCAGTACTTCCCTTTCAATAATTTAATGTATTTGCGTGTAGTCTCCGCTACTGGCTCTTTAGGTACGAACCTAATAGCGGCAATCTGTCTGTTGTAGAAGCGAGGTGTTTTGCCATCCTTTAACATTTCTGTCATAGACTCTGAGACCATCTGAGCATAGGCTTCAGCATAGTAAAGACCACCCTTAGTTTTGTAGACATCTACAATCTCAAAGTTAAACTTATCGTGTCCGTGTAAAGTTATATCCGCCTTCAAGTGAACTGATGAACCTGTGTAGGTACGCCATGTCATCTCTTTGCCATAGGTGGCAGACTTCTTTTTACCACCGTGAAAGAATTGCTTCTTGCCCCAGTAGAATTGCCCTGTAACAGTATTCTCTATGCAGTACAGGAAACCAAAGTTTTTACTAGGGTTGAACATAGACTTAGTTTCCCAGTGACCTATCTCATCCTTTGACAGCTTCTTCGTATACTTCTTTGTCGATTGAGAAATGGTCATCGATGTGCCTCCAGATGTGTAATAATTTTCCGTTAAGTAGCATGTGGTTGAAGCCCTCGTCTCCGTAAGCCTCATCATAGGCGCAGAAGACTCGTTTCTTGTAGGCAGCTTGAGTTGTGGCTCCTTCCAGTATCCCATCAGCTTTCTTAGTGCCGATACCTTTGATACCCGGAATGTTATCTACCGAGTCACCCATCAACAACTGTTTCCAGTAGAAGCATTCAGCCATCACCTCTGAGACCTGATAGATAACCTTAGTGCGTGGGTTGTAGTGATTGCCTGCAATACAGTCCAAATCCTTATCTACTGTTACTACACACCGCTGTATACCAGCTGCATCCGCTTCAATAGCCCAGATGCGAATCATATCATCCGCCTCACAGTTGTCGGTGAGAATACAGCCTTCATACGCTTCTACAGTCCAAGACTTCAAATCATTAAACCAATCTGGCTTATTGGATTTCGACTTAACACGACCAGAAGAACGCTTATACTCCGCGTAAAGGTCGAGTCTAAAGTTATCAGGGCCACCCATAGCCATGACGTAGTCTTCTGTGAACAGGCTGTTAGTAACCTCCTTGAATATTGAATTGAACTTAGTCTTAGCTTCTTTTAGTGTATCCGAACCCCACATACTCATATACAGGAGAACATCACCATCTATAATAGCCATAGTCATAATAATATTCCTTTAATTTAGCCCCAGAGAGGGGCGGTCGGTCATAAGGGTCAAGTATTTTTATCCCTTATATCTATAGACCTCTAGGCCCAATATTCTACATAGTTCTAGCCCCCTCTCGTCCTTATAGTCTTCACCATAGACCACACGGCTGAACCCAGACTGTACGATAAGACGACTGCACTTAATACAAGGAGCAGTAGTGCAGAAAAGAGTAGCTCCATCGCTACTACTGCCTGACTTCGCAAGTTTAGAGACGAGGTTCTCTTCAGCGTGGAGGACACAGTCTCCTGTGCTTCCCGTAGTTGGGTCGATATCTTCGTTAGTGTGCCAACCTGTTGGTGTTCCATTTATACCTACTCCTATTACATTTCCGTTGTTTACAGCGATAGCGCCAACTTTAAGCCTAGTCGCTTTAGAGTTATATGAAGCTGCATAGGCTATAGCCATGTACATTCCATCCCAAGTTTCATTTGCCATTAAGTTCCCTCGCCTCTAGTTTGTTTATACTGTGCTTCATCAAGTACTCAAGAGAGTAGCCCCTAGAGTGAGCAACAGTAGTTACATACCACAGGACATCAGATAGCTCGTCTACTATCTCAACTGTCCTGTCTGTGCCTCTCCGTGTCTCTGAGACTCGCTCAGACATTACCTCACCTGCTTCAGCTGCAAGACCAGTAAAGAGAGTTTCCTGTGTTGTTCCTTCTTCTAGAAAGTCTTTGGCTAGTCTCTGGTATAGGCTACCTTGCATAGTATGCTCCTGCTGTTGAGCCTAGTGCGGCTATTATATCTTTAAGTTGTTGGTCGGACATTTCAATTAGGTCGAAATAACCCATATCTTCGTTCCACTGTCGAACGAACACAGACTCTGCGTCCATGATTACTTCAACATCTTCATGCTCGCCACCTTGGTCTAGTGTTCTTATTTCGGTTGCCTCATCAACAAACTCTACTGTGTACATTTCTTATCCCTCCAAAGCTTCTTTAGTCCCATCCTTGACGCCTTCTTCATAGCCATCAACGTCACCCCTGTTGTAACCCATCTGGTAGCCAGAGATTTCTCCTTGTTCAAAGCCCTGTTCAAAGGCTGTGAGCATTTCTGTAGTACCGCCTTCTTCAGCAGTAGAGCAAAGTTCTTCTTCTAGTACGTCAAGCATAACTTTATGTTCTTCTGACATAGGGTTGTCGGAGTACTTAATCATAGAGTGAAGAGTGTTGAATCTCTTTTCTATGATTGTAACCATTGATACTGTTACAGTCATGTTTTATCTCCTTCTTTTGATGCTAAAAGACTTGGGTTATCCCACAAGTGGCTTCCGTTAAGTAGTGCGGCCATGATAGATACGTTACTAATTTCGGTACCGTTTGTGTATTCACCCTCTAACTCAAGGTCAACACCAACGATATCCATACCATAGTCTTCAATTAGTATTGATACTAAGTCTACTTGGTTCCTAGCTTCGTATACCGCGACGAAGTCTACACCATACTCTGATTCAAACCATCCTGAAATCATTTGTTTGTCTCCTTGTAATACCTAAGATAAAGGTCAACTAGACCTTGCTTGTCGGGGTGAAATCTGACCCAGTTACCAGTGGCAGGGTCAAACCTCTTTTTGAAGTAGTTGTCAAGTTTCCTGTTACCAGTAGATATCGAGACATCTACTAGTGTACATAGCCTATCAAACTCAGAGTCAGACATAACACTGTCATTCTCATACTCGTAGGCGTAAGCAGCAACAGATAACCTTATCCGTAACCTCGTTTGTTCTTCAACTTGAGCCGTAGTTGGCTTTAAAGAACTCTGAAGGCCCATAGTTAACGTGTTCCCATTGGATTTCATTATGCCGTTCCCTCTCTGCTTGTAAGCATCATCGCCCACTTCATCTTGTGAACTGCCATAGCGTGTTGCATGGTGTGGTCTCCAAGGACCACCTCCATCTGAGCTTTAAGCGCTTCCACCTCAAAATTGAGTACGTCAATTTCCTCCTCTAGTTTGTCGATTAGGACAATCAGCATACTATTCGTATCACGGTGATAATCAGACAAGTTATTCCTCCTCCAAACAGAATCCACAAAAGGCACCCTTAGTGGGGCCGCCGCAGCTAACACACTTCTTCCACTCCTTATTCATTGTAAGGTACAAACTTAAGGAAGGGCTTAAGAGGCAAATATTTGTCCTTATCTTCATATGGTAACTCCTCAATATAAGCCTTTCCCGCAGCTGTTTCAGACTCTAGTTCAGCGTTATAAGCACGTCTAGCAGCCGCCCAATTTAGGGCTGCGGCTTCATACTTGTCATGTGCAACAGCCTCATCGCGCTTTGCATCAGAAGCAGAAGCATAATGGGCAGCAAAATCAGTGCAGTGAACCTCAGCGTGAGCCTCGTCAAAGGCATCTTCCGCATCAAGAAGGGCCTTATAAGCGGCATCACAAGCGGCTTCTAATTTATCTAACTTATTCATTTAACTCTCCTCATAGTAGCCCATCCATCCAGCACACTCGTCATATAAGTCTTGGAGAGCTTCCTCTTCGTTTTCATTAAGTTCATCATCATAAGCATATTCGGCAGCATCATAGGTCTCATAAGCCGCATCATAAGCCTCATCATCGCCACCGTCACAAGCATAAAAGTAGTCATTGCAAGCATTAAGATAAGCATCATAGGCGCTCTTCCGAGCAGCCCTTAGTGTCGCTAACTTAGTCATTTGTTTCTCCCATCATATGTTCGTTTGTCAACTATTTCATAACAGTCCTTTAGTTCCCCATGCTCCTCAAAGGCGGCATCATAAGTATTACACGCAGCAATATAAGCCTTTCCCGCAGCCTCTCTCGCATCCTCAGCTGCAATAACAGCAGCCAGTGCAAACCTACAAGAAACTTCTAATCTCTCTAACTCAGTCATTTAGTTCTCCTATCGTTTGTTATACAAGTTACCAGCAAAGTCAGCATCCCAGATGTAAAATTCTTCATCGAAGAACTGCTTAATCGCATCATCAATCAACACCCCTTCTCTGCCCGTGAGCGGTTCTTTTATACGCCTTAGGGATTTGGCCTCTATTTCGATAAAGGTGGTGTAAAGCCAGCCATCACTGCTGACTGCAATCTCAAAGTTTCTAGGTTTTACGTAAGTAGTCATTTGTACTCTCCTTAGTGAACGGCAAAGTAGTCTTTACCAATTTTACAATCACCACACGCCATGATATCTACACCATAGGCTTTAGGTGCTTCACGGAAACATTCCATGATAATATCACGAGCTTGTTCAGCTTGGTCCTCACGAACCTCTACTGTATGCTCGTCATGGTAGAATAACAAGTGCTTATAGTCTATTCCAGCTTCTGTAAGTTTCTCA